TAAGCGTGAGTACGGATTTACTAGACAAAAAGATATGTTTTTATCGGTATGGCTACGGTCATCAGATAACAAAGGAAGACATTTTTGCTGGCTTACAGGAATACAAATTGATAAGTACATAGACACTATGTTTGAATCATGGATGTTCGCACACATATTGCCTAAGGGAAGGTATCCTAAGTACAAACTCAATCCTGATAATATCCGACTACTACATCCTAAAGTACATACATTAGTAGATAACTTCACTGAAGATATGAGAGATGAGGAACACGATCTGGGTAGTCGGAAAACACACATAGACTTTGACAAGTGGTTTGAATTGCAAGATAAACTAAAGAAAGAATATGCAAGAGATAATAACTAAGTATATAGAACATGGGTTACCTATATTTCCATGTAACTCAGAGAAAGAGCCCTCATATGGAGTAATGTGGAAGGAGTACAAAGCAAAAAAAGAAAAAGATTATGATAAGTACGAGTACATAGGCCTTCGCACGGGACAAGGTAATGATAACTTCTATTGTATAGATTTTGATTTAAAGAATACATCTAATCCAAATTTATTTAAAAATTACTTAATTGAATTAAAGACTCAGGCAGGAATACTATCAGAAAAACTTGATATTAGAAAAAACTTACACGAGTTATTAATAATACAAGGAACAAAAAACAAAGGATACCACCTTATATTCAAGACAGATGATACAGATGCCAACAAAAAGTTGGCTATGTCTGAAGCAAATAAAGTAATCATTGAAACAAGGGGGACGGGAGGGTATATTATTATACACCCATCAGAAGGGTACTCTCTTATCTCTAAAACGTCCAAAAAAGGCAATGGGCTTGACATATGGGATGCTCCATATATTACCAATGATGAAAAGGCTTTGATAGAAAATCTAGCTTACTCTCACAATAAAAAATTACTATCAGAATATAAGGTTACTATAAAAGGAGGAGAAGCATATACCAAAAGTATTACCCCTAATGGTAAACCTCCATGGGAAGAATTTGATGATAGTGTAGATGGCGTAGGTCTTATGGAAAATTATGGATGGTCTATATTTAGAGAAAGTGGTGATAGGGTATATATGACAAGACCCGGGAAGAACTTTGGGGTAAGTGGTAATTGGCATATAGGTCTAAGGGTATTTTATAATTTTAGTTCTAATGTGCCAGAGTTACCTGAATCCGATAGAGCATATAGGCCATTTACTATTTATACATACTACGAGCACAATGGGGATTTCTCTGAAGCTGCAAAGGCTTTATATTCTCAGGGTTACGGAGATAGAATTAAAAATGAAGAAGAAATAGAATTCGACAACGTAAATGAGTACGTGTATAGCTTTGATGAAGTTCAAAAGGAGCTTGAAATGTTTTATAAAGGTGAAATAGAGAAAGGGAAAAGCACTGGTTCTAATCTTATTGATAAGCATTTCCTGTTTAAAAAGAATGAATTTACGCAGTTCCTTGGAGATATGAACATAGGTAAAACCTTTGTAATGCAATTTTTTATTGCTTTAGCTATTCGATTTGTAGGGTGGAAAGTAATCATAGCTATACAAGAAAATAAACACTGGGATTTTCTTGATGGGATACTTTCATTCCTTAACGCATCTAATGGAAATAAGAGCTACTCTAATGGGGATATATCATACAGTAAACAAATGAAGTTCCTGAAAAGTAGAGTTAAATTCATAAAATCGGATGGTAAAAGTATTATAGACGTTATAAATATCGCAAAAGCACTAAATGAAAAAGAAAAACATGATCTTATTTTACTTGACCCCCTGAATGGATTTAAGGTAGATACAGAGCTTAAGCTAGGGTACGGGCATGAGTATCATCATAACATAGCTATGGAGCTATTGAATTTCTCTAAAAACATAATGTCAGTCTATCTTAACACCCATACAACTGTAGGGAACCAAAGAGGTAGAAAGGGTTCTAAACAGGAGACTGGAGGTGAACGCAGAGTACCACAAGCACAAGACGCTGAACACGGTGGGTCTTATTCAAATAAGGCTGATACAGTAGTATCTCTTGATAGAGCTATAGATGCTGATGACCCGTATGACAAAAGAACTACTCTTATGTGGGTTAAGAAAATACGTAATGGTAAGCTAGGTGGTGAAACAAACCCAGATGACAAGCCTATACATCTAGAATTTGACCCTGAATTCTTTGGTTTTAACATTATGCTCAATGGTCAAACAGAAAGGAACCCTTTACTTGATGGATATGCATTTAAAGAAAGTATGGAATCAACAGGATACAATACAGATATGGAACCCAATGAGAATTTCTAAAAATAAATTTTGAATTGTGAAATATAAACACTAAATTTACGTACTATGAAATACAAAACAGTAAAAACGATAAGTAATTGGTTCTTAGGGTTTACCTTTCTTGGTCTGTACTCTATAGTACCAATGATAAGTTCTAAGTACAACTTATCAGAGAAATACAATGTAGAGATGACAGCAATTTTTTTATTGTGTTTGGTTGTCTTTATGGGTATATGGTTCCTTGTAGAGGAGTTTTTAAAAAAGTACAAAGAACATGAAGAAAAACTAAAATAATAAAAATAAACAACTATGAAAGAACTAATGATTGGAATTAACGGAAACCCACAAGACTCAGAACGTCTCGCTATAGATTTAGGACTACGAATACGAACGAAATGCATCGTACATGATAAAAAGGTACAAATACTCCGTATGGGATTGAGAGATAGCATTAAAAATATCCTTATACGTATTTTTAGGATATGGGATTACAACTATAATGTCCTTAATGTATACAATAATGAATATAGAGATTTTTCACAAAAAACACTAGATCAAGTATACTATGGAGATACAGTTCAAAGCTGGATACAAACAATAGAAAATGCTGTACTTGACAGAAACAATGATGCCCTTATGGACATGCTGCTAAATGAAATAATGTACGAAAAAATACATATAGAGACAGATGATGATACAGATATGGTAGTAATGGTTCCTGATGTAAAAAGAAAAAAAGAAGCACAAAAAATAAAAGAACAAGGAGGGTTAGTATTTAGTATTAATAAATACGGAAACCAAACTTCAATACAAGAAGTAGATTATAATCCTATATATACTGATGCTAGTCAGATTTCCATCATAGCAGATGACATCTTTGAGGCGTACGTAAAAGAGTCATTGTTTTAGCGCTTTGGCAAAAAAATGCCAAAATATTCAATTACTGGTAAAAATTTGAATTATGAAAACTATAAAAAGAAACAACGGAAACGACATTAAGATTTATGCAACTACATTAGAAGATGTTGCATTTGAGCAAATTAAAGAACTTGGAGAATTTGAACCTTACCAAGATTCTAAAATTAGAATTATGCCTGATTGCCATGCAGGAGCAGGATGCACAATTGGAACTACAATGGAGATTAAAGACAAAATTACGCCTAATTTAGTTGGTGTTGACATTGGTTGTGGAATGCTTACGGTGATGTTAGCTGATACTGAAATTGATTTACAAAAACTAGATTCTGTAATTAACGAATTTATTCCAAATGGTTTTAATATACATTCCGAACAAAAAGCTGAATTTGAGTTTGGTAAACTGATTGCTAAAAACTTAAATATTGACCGAGCTAAATTATCAATTGGTTCGTTAGGTGGTGGAAATCATTTTATCGAAGTTGGGAAAAATGGTAATGGAAGTTTGTATTTAGTAATACATTCAGGCTCTCGGAATATTGGAGGGCAGGTTGCGAAATATTACCAAAACATTGCCATTGATAATTTAACTGACAATTCAAATGAACGTGAATTACTTATTGAAAACCTGAAAAAAGAAGGCAGGCAAAATGAAATAAGTAAAGAGTTGAAAAAACTTAAAAAACCAATTATAAATAAAGATTTAGCCTACTTAACTGGAACCGATTTTGATAATTATATGCACGACATGAAGTTAATGCAGGAATACGCTGTATTGAACCGTAAAACAATGGCAACGATTATTTTAAAAGAAGCTGGATTAAGCGCAATGCACTCATTTGAAACAGTACACAACTATATCGACTTTAATAGAATGATTTTGCGTAAAGGTGCTGTTTCTGCTGAAATTGGAGAAACTTTATTGATTCCAATTAATATGCGTGACGGTTCAATTATTGCTGTAGGTAAAGGTAATGAAGATTGGAATTACTCAGCACCACACGGAGCAGG